ATGGGTGGGCCCGAACGCGACGTTAGAATCCGCGAAATAATCTACGATCCGCTGGACTCGCAAAGGGCATTTCACGATAGCACGGCACGATACAAAGGGTATTCGGGACCGATTGGCAGCGGTAAGAGTCAGGCGCTCTGCCAGGAAACGATTCGCCTGACTTACTTAAATCCGGGGCGCACAGGACTGCTTGGCGCTCCGACTTATCCCATGTTGCGGGATGCGACCCAGGCCACGCTGTTCGAGATTCTGGGAGCCAACAAACTTCCGTACGAGTATAACAAGGCCGAAAACGCGCTGGTAATGAGCGACACAAAGTCGCGGATCCTGTTTCGGCCAGTGGACGATTTCGAGAGGCTGCGCGGCACGAACCTGGCGTGGTTCGGGCTGGACGAACTGACTTACACGCAGGAGGAGGCGTGGCTGCGGCTGGAAGGGCGGCTGCGAGATCCGAAGGCGCAGCGGCTTTGTGGTTTTGCCGCGTGGACGCCTAAAGGGTACGACTGGGTTTATCGCAAATTCGTCGCGAAGCCGTCGGAGACTTATCACACGATATATGCCAAACCCAGCGAGAACCGTCACCTGCTGGGACGAGATCCGGACTTCTACAAACGGCTGAGAGAAAGCTACGACGAAAAGTTTTACGCGCAGGAGGTACTGGGGTCGTATCTCAACCTGGACGGCAGCCGGGTGTACAGCTCGTTTGAACAGGGCGTTCATGTGACCGACCTGAGCGTCGACCCGCGCAGGCCGATCTTATGGGCTCTGGATTTCAACGTGGACCCGATGAGTTCGGTGATCGCACAGATCGCCAACGGGCGAATAGTGGTGCTGGATGAAATTGTGATCCGGCACGGCACGACGCGGCAGGCATGCGAGGCATTTCTGGAACGGTACCCGAAGCACGAACCGGGCGTCACGATATTCGGGGACGCATCGGGGAGCGCTCAACAGACGTCGGGGATGTCGGATTACGAAATGGTGAAGGAACATTTTGCGATCTACTCGTCGATGAAGGTGGATTACAAGGTACCGAAAGCGAACCCCAGTGTACGGGAGCGAATTAACCTGACCAACACGAAGCTTCGATCCGCAGGGGGCGATATCGGCCTCCTGGTGGACAAGAAATGCAAGGAACTGATCCAGGACTTCGAGCAGGTTTGTTTCAAGGGCGACACCGGACAGATCGACAAGGACCGTGATCGGCTGCGAACCCACGTATCGGATGCACTGGGGTACCTGATCTGGCAGGAATGCCGCAGGCTGCCGCCGATTGGGGAGCGGTCATTGAGAATGATATAGCCATGGAAACCATCAACCGGGAACATCCAGAATACATCGCGCGCAAGGCGATATGGAAGCAGTACAAAGATCTCTATGCAGGCGGCGAGCAGTTACGCACGAACGCCTCTCAATACCTAGTACGGCGGCACAAAGAACCGGGCGAGATCTACATGGAACGTCTCGGCCGGGTGTTTTACGAGAACTATATCGGATCGGTTATCGACTGGTACGCAGCGACGCTGATGCGGTGCGCACCGGCGCTACTGTTCGGAGGCAGCGACCCGGCGGCAAGAGATTTTTACAGCATCCTCTCCGACGACTGCGACTTCAAGGGGACCAGACTCAGCGAGTTCTTCCGGCAGCGGTTCGTCGAGGCTCTGGTTTGCGGAAGCAGCTACACGGTAGTGGACTTTCCCAGGGCCAACGGTGAAGCACGATCGCGCGCGGAGGAGGATGCGTGCGGGCGATCGCGGGCCTACCTGATGGATTACAGCGCCGACGAGGTTATCAACTGGAATCACGACCGGCTGGGCGGTTTGGAATGGGTGGTACTGCGGACATCCTGCCTGCAGCAGTCGAAAGTGACGGACGCGAAGTGGGAGAAGGAGACGCGGTGGGTTTATTACGACCGCGAGAACTACCAGATCTACCGGAAGACAGGGGACTCGAGCGCGATCGAGTTGATCGACGAAGGGCGGCACGGGCTGGCGTCACTTGGGCGGGTTCCGGTGTTCGAGATGAAGGTTTCGGACGGGTTGTGGCTGATGAGTAAGGCAGCATCGCTGCAACTGGAGCATTTCAATAAGTCGAATGCGCTCTCATGGGCATTGACGATGGGACTATTCGCTTCGCCGGTGGTGTACTCGGACCGGGAGTGGAAACAGGTAGTGGGCGAATCCTATTACATCCAACTGGGAAAGGACGACCGGTTCGGCTGGACGGAGCCGGAAGGGAAGGTCTACCAGATCGCCGCGGATAACCTGGTGAATCTGCGAGACGAGATTTACAGGGTTAGCTATCTGATGATCCAGGCGGGCGAGGCTGGCACGGGATCACACCAGTCGGCGGTAAGCAAGCAGTTGGATTTTGCTACCACGGAGGAGGTGTTGCGGGCATATGGCGACACCGTAAAGGAAGCAATGAAACAGACTCTGTGGGCGATCGCGGCGGCGCGGCAGGACGGAGTCACGATCGGCGTTTCGGGGATGGACGAATTCGACATAAACGATCTAGGCACCGAGTTGGACGATGCCCAGAAGTTGCTGAGCCTGGGGATCGAGTCGAAGACATTGAAGAAAGAAGTCTTCAAGAGGCTGGCGTTCAAGTATCTGAGCGACGCGGGACAGGACGTCAAGAACAAGGTAGCGGAGGAGATCGAAAGCGGCAATTAAGGTTCTCAAGGAGATTTATGGAAGGAATCGACATACAAGCGATCGTTCGGCAGGCGGTCCAGGAGTTCGCAAATACCGAAAAGGCGAAGAGCGAACCGGCCTACAAAGCGGAACTGGTGGAAGAACGGAGGCGCCGGGAGCAACTGGAACGCCGGATGAACGAACTGGTGGCTGAAAACCAACGCAGCCGCAAAACGGCGGAAGAGGCGGAGCGCAGTTCGGCGGTGAGGGCGGAATTGCAGCGGCTAGGTGTGGCCAAGATCGACCTGGCGTTCAAAGCGGTGCAAGACGGGATTGTGCGCACCGAGGATGGGCGACTGGTAGCTCGCGGCGACAGCGGCGACGTGACGGTGAAAGAATACCTCACGAGCTTCGTCAACGAAAACCCGGAATTTCTGCCGGCGCGGATTGCCGGGGGCACGGGGATGACGGCGACTCTGAAAGCCCCGGGCGTGGGTAGGGACACGGTGAGCATTGAACAGATCCGCCCGGGCATGAGCGCGGAGGAGATGCAACGGGTACGAGAGGAAATCGTGCGCGTAGCGTCGCAGACCCTTCGGGGACTGTAGGGAAGTACCGGCTAGACGAGCGGAAGCGAGTCGCAGTGGCCGGCAAGAAGAAAGGAAGAAGGAGAACAAATGGCAGCAATTACTTCAGCTAATGTCGCCAACGCGATTGTGAAGCTGGTGGCGGCAGACGCATTGCCGGTGCTGGTAGGGAACCTAGTGATGGGGAACCTGGTGAATCGCGATTATGAGCCAGCTCTGGCGCAAGCCGGCGACACGATCAACGTGCCGATTCCCCCAGTGATGCAGGCGAACAACATCCTCGAGGGTGGAACGGTACAGACGCAAAACCCGAATCTGGGGAACGCCCAGATCGTACTGAACACGCACGCAGAAGCGACCTTCCAGATTCCGGATGTAACCAAAGTGCTGGCGGTGCCGGACCTGTTAAAGATCTACATGCAGCCGGCGGTGGCTGCAATCGCACAGAAGGTGGAAAGCGACCTTCTCAACCTGTACGCCGGATTCACGGCCAACAGCCCGGTGGGCACGCCGGGGACAGCAATCACAGAAAGTGTGATTGACGCGGCGGAGACGGCGTTGTTCCTGTCGAAGGTTCCGCCGAGCGAGCAGAAGTTCATCGTGGTGGATGCGGCGACTTATTCGGCGTGGCGACAGATTCCGCGATTCAGCGAATTTCAGACCGCGGGCGATGCGGGATTGCACGCGCTGGTGGACGGGACCATTGGGAAGATCAAAGACTTCTTCGTGTTCCGTTCGCAGTTCGTTCCGTACACCGGGACCAGCCCCGTGACGACGCACAACCTGGCTTTCACGAAGGATGCGCTCGGACTGGTGATCCGGCGACTGCCGCAACCACTGCCCGGGACCGGAGCCATCGCGGAGTATGCCGAGCTTGGCAACTTCGGGATGCGGGTGGTGATGAGCTATCAGCCGGATACGCTGGCTCAGCAGTTCACGGTGGACATTCTATACGGCTGCGGCATCTTGCGGAATTCGGCGGGCGTACAGGTGAATACCTAGGAGTCCGTGGTGCAAGTCGTACCGCGACTAATTCGGGAACAGGCGAGATTCCTCAGTGCGCGCCTCCCTATTTTCAGGGGCTTCCGGTGGGGAAGTTTTCGTCGCCCGTCTCCGAATCAGCCGACCGGCAACTTCCGCCACGGGCCGCTAGAAGCTTTTGCGAAACAAATCCAGGAACGGGGCGAGGCACGCGCAGTGTCTCGCCCCAGGCGCCGGCGGAGGAGCCGGACGGGCAAACCGACGAGGAGGATCGAATGGACGTGAAGACGTATTACAAACGAATTCGGGACACAGAAGCAACGATTCCCACTCCGTTTGCGGTGGTGGTTAGCCAGCGAACGGATGACGGCGGGAAGAGTGGCGTGTTGGTAGAAGTGGCGCGGCGGTTGGCTGCCAAAATGGTCGTGGAAGGATCGGCGGAAGTGGCGACGGCGGAACAGACCGCGGCGTTCCAGCAGCAGCAGGCAGCAGCGATTAAGGCTGCTGAGGAAGCCGCGTCGGTGGCCAAGGTGGAAGTCACGATGGTGTCCTCGGACGACTTGAAGAAGTTGACGGAGGACGTGAAAAAGCTGAAGGGCGGATCCAAATCCGCGAAGGAGTAGGCGAACGATATGGCTCTGTTCACGGACGGTCCTGTTTCGGGTCTGGAAGACCTGACGGCGCAGGACACCCAGTTACCGAACGTGGCAAGCGTCGAGGGGATCGACGTGACGCAGAAGCTGGTTCTGGCGCAGGAAGAACTGGCGCTAGAAATCACGACGCTACTGAACGGCTCGAGGCGCGCCGAACAGGCATTCTGGCTGTCGGCGCAACCTCAGATCGCCAATGTGGTGGTGACGCCACCACTGAAACTCTGGCACACATTCCGGACTCTGCAGATGATGTACGCGGACGCATACTCGAGCCAGTTGAACGATCGTTACGCGGCGAAACGCGACCAGTTCCAGGAGAGGGCAAACTGGGCGTATGAGAAACTGTTGCTGCTGGGAATAGGGATCGCCTGGTCTCCAGTTCCACGAGCGAGAGAGCCGCAAGTAATCAATGCGCCGGGCAGTTTGGTCGACGGCACTTATTATGTGACGATGACGTGGACTAACAGCAAGGGTACGGAAGGCGCACCCTCGTCGGCGGCTGCGATCACGACGTCAGGAAGCACGATCCAAGTGCGACCTCCGACACCGCCGGTCTGCGCAACAGGCTGGAACGTTTACGCGGGAGCGGATCCCGGGGCCTTGTCGCGGCAGAACGGATCGCCGCTCGCGACGGGGCAAACGTGGCAGGCAAGTGCAATCGCGACCGGGGGAATTGCGCCAGGCTGGGGGCAGTCGCCCGATTACCTGATGGCCGTGCCGCGCATGATTTTGAGGGGCTAATGACGACCACTATTGGGAGTCTGATCACGAGCCAAGTAGTACAGCTTATCACTGCCACAAACGGCGTCAATTCCTACTTGGCCGAAACGACACAAGGCGGCGGGCAGCCTATCGCCCCCCTGAGCGCGGCGCAGGTGCGAGCGCAGAACGTCGCACCCGATATCGCCGATCAAAGTACGACCATGCAGTTTCCGGCGGTAAATGTGTATTGCGAAAAGATCGTCAACAGCCTGGTGGAGAAGTTCCGGAGGTTCTCCGGCACGGTGCAAACGACGGTGGAACTGCGACACTCGCAGGATCGCCTTGACGGACTTCAAGACGGGCTCGAGAATTACGCGGACGCGATCATGCAGGTGCTGAACGCAAACCGCGGAGACTGGGGCAACGGCATGTTCTATTGCGGCGAATACCAAGCGGTATTCGGAGCCGTGAAGCACGGCGGAAAGAACTTCATGCAGGTGGCGAAGATCACTTTCGAGATTGGAGTGAGTAGAAGCTAATATGGCCTCATATATTTCCTCGAACGCAAACCGGTTCTACACAGCGCTGGAAAGCGCTTATGGGCAGGTCGCCTCGATCACGGCGGCCAACCGGATTCCGGCAGTGAAGCTGACAATCCGGCAACAACTGGAAGTGACGGATCGGAAGGACAAGACGGGAAGCCGGACATTTACAGGACTGCCGGCCGGAGGCAGGCGGCAAACCAGTTTCGAATTGCGGACGTTTTTGACGAACTGGCAGCAGGGGGCCAGCAGCCCTAGTTACGGTCCACTGTTCCAGGCAGCGCTGGGAGCTGCGCCGGCGCATTTCGCCGGGGGGACGGCGGCGTCCACTACGGGGAACGGCAGACTGGCGTTTGCCGCGGCACACGGGCTCTCGGCGGGCCAGGCAGTGAGTAGCGGTGGAGAAATCCGATTCGTGGCGGCCATCGTAGACGCCGACACGGTCCAACTCAACGTACCGTTCACGGTGCCCCCGGCGGCGGGTGCGCCGGTTGGAGCGGCGCTAACTTACTCACCCGCGACAGAACTGCCGAGCGTGGGGATCTTCGATTACTGGAGCCCGGCTACGGCAGTGCAGCGATTGCTGTGCGGAGGGGCCGTGGATCAAATGGAGATCGACTTGAACGGCGACTTCCATGAATTCCGATTCAGTGGACAGGCGCAAGACGTGGTGGACAGCAGCAGCTTTAGCAGCAGCGCTGGAGGCGCGGCACAGCTTCAGAGCTTTCCAGCGGAGCCGGCGTTGAGCGGTTTCGACTATACGATTGTGCCCGGCAACCTGGGCCAAGCATGGCTGGGAACCTCGGCAACGCAGTTCTTCACTATTACGTCGGCTTCAGTGACGCTCAAGAACGGACTGGATACGCGATCGAAGGAATTCGGGTCGAGCGTTCCAATGGCGATTTCTCCGGGTGAGCGATCCGTGAGTGCGGCATTCGAATTCTACAGCAGGGATGACGCCAGCACGCAGTCGCTGTACCAGGCGGCGCGGCAGCAATCACCGATCAGCGTAATGTTCCAAATGGGCGAGTCGCAAGGACAGTTGGTGGGCGTTTACCTGCAAAGCGTGATCCCGGTGGTGCCGGAATTCGACGACAGTAAGAATCGGTTGCAGTGGAAATTCCGCTCGTCCAGGGCGCAGGGAACGGTGGACGACGAAATCGCGGTGGCGTTCGCCTGAAACGACCAGCATGGCAGTCAGCGAGGAGCGCGTTCCGATGATCTATGAGAGTGTGGCCGTAGTGGAGTCGCAGGTCACCAGCGGCGTGAAGTTTACGGTGGCAAAGATGTCCTTCGGAAGACGGGCGGAGCTGATGCGGCAAGTGCGGGAACTGGCGCGAAAGATGGAATTTCTGGAAGCAGGCCAGGACCCCGGACAGAAGATGGATGCCGCGCTGCTGCGGGTCGAACTCGACCGTCTTTACGTGAAGTGGGGTTTGCGGGCGATCTCGGGTCTGGAACTGGATGGGGCTGTGGCCACACCGGAGTCGTTGGCACAGACTGGGCCGGAGGAACTGTTTCGCGAGGCGGTCGTGGTAGTGCGCGCGCAGACCGGGTTGAGCGCGGCCGAACGAAAAAACTGATTGTCGCCTTCCACTTTCACTTCTCCAACCAGGCCGGTTGGAAGTGCGACATCTGCCGGAAGTCCGGCCTGGAACAAAAGCGGCGTTGCGGATGGCTACCGACGGACACCGTCACACCTGCACGTCTGGTCTGGGCGTGGAAGAATGTCTCCCTCGAACTGTGTCCAACGTCTTATATCACCGCAGAGAGCCAATCGCTGGTTGAGGAGTTCTTCGTGTGGCGGCACTTGGGCGCGTTTGGAGGCGAGGAGCTGAGCGCTCGCCAAGTAGAAGCGTTCGTGATTCTGGGAAAGGAACTCGCAGTTGAGACGAATGATGGCCGACATAATGCAAGACACGCTACTGGACCTGCCGGAAGCTGATCGACTGAAAGGCAATCGGATCAAATCCGGAACTTGGAGATTGAGTCTCAGTCCACGCTCGATCAACGACGTGGTAAACGGCCTCTGACATGGCGACCTTTCCTCGGCTTAAGACTGGCGCAATAGCGCAGTACCCCGCGACAAAATCGCTGCGGTTTCAGAACCAGACGGTGCGATTCCTGGACGGCAGCGAGCAACGGTATCGCGATGCGGCCGGCCCCTTGCATCAATGGGTAATCCAACTGAGCGAACTGGACGAGAGCGAGATGGCGGCGTTTGAACAGTTCTTCCAGGACAACCAGGGGCGCCTGGGAAGCTTTGCGTTCACGGACCCGTGGGATGGAAGCCTGTACTCCAATTGCAGCCTTGCCAGCGACGAGCTGGCGGTGAGTTCGCTGGCGGAAATGAGAAGAAAGACGTCTCTGACAGTGATTGAGAATCGGAGTTAGCAATGCTCGTGTATCCACAACTTGCGACGGGCGCGTTGAGCCAGTTTCCGGTTCAACGTCGCCACCTGATGCGAACCTTAGTCAACACGGCGGCGGACGGCACGGTAGTGAAACTGGCTGATTCGGGGGCGGAAACGGTGGAGTGGCAACTCAAGTACGCCGCACTCAGCGACGCGGAATTGGCGGCATTGCTGCAGTTCTTCTCGGCTGCCGAAGGCACGCTCAACAATTTCACATTCGTGGATCCCACGGCAAATCTGTTGGCGTGGACCAACGACCTCAGCAACGCGGTTTGGGACACAGGGCCACTCCTTTCCAGCGCCGGGGCAAACGCCGATCCAGCCGGTGGGAACAATGCGTGGCAGGTGGTGAACTCCGGCGCGGGCGCGCAGGACTTGTCGCAGACGGTGACAGCGCCTGGGGGGTACCTGTACTGTTTCAGCGTGTACGCAAAGTCGGCCAATCCCGCAACGTTGACGTTGTTGCTCGGCAGTAACCGCTACGCTCAGAATCTCGGCCCCGCCTGGCAAAGGTTTGTTTGTGCAGGGACGACGGATCCGACAGCGGCGTCGGTGACTTTCGGAGTCGAGTTGGGACCCGGCGCCGTCGTGGACTTGTACGGCTTGCAGGCGGAACCACAAGCCAGCCCCTCCCTCTACAAGGCGACCACCAGCGGCGGATGCTACGAGAACGCACGTCTGCGCGAAGACACGCTCTCCTTTACGACGACGGACGTGAATCGCCATTCGGCAACGGTGAATATTATTCATGCAAGCAATCTCTGATTTAAAAGAACAGTCCGTCACCGACACACCGCTGATCGTATTCGACTGTGTCCTGTCGAACGGGGTGGAGGAACACTGGTGCACACATCGTGTCACGGCTGGAGGGAAAGCGTATCTTGCGCGCGTGATCCAGCACAGCGCTTTCGACATTCAGACAGCCTCCGACCAAGGAATCGACGGCAGCCCGCAAATCTCGATCTTGCTGGCCAATGCGGACTCGCACTTCTCGGAACTCGAGCGGGCAGTCGGCTGGAAGGGCGCGCAGCTCACCGTGGGGGTCCTGTTTTACGATCTGCCGAACAACGCTGCTCTGACCGATACCACGGTAGTGTTTCAGGGAATCTGCAATCCGCCGGACCGGAGCGACGAATCCACATTTCGCCTTACGGCCATCAATCGCATGAGCCTGCAGAGGGTGTTCCTGCCGCAAGTGCGAATCGAGCGCCGGTGTCCCTGGCAGTTTCCATCTACGCCAGACCAGCAGACGGAAGCAGTGGACGGTGGCATCAACGGCAAGTACTCTCTGTATTACCGCTGCGGCTATTCGGCCGGAATCCCAGGCGGCACGGGCAATCTAAACGGGACGGAGCCATACACCTCGTGCGGGTACACCCGGACGGATTGCCAGGCGCGAGGAATGTTCAACCGCTTTGGGGGGTTGGAGTTTGTCCCCCCGGCAATCTCCGTTCGCGCCTACGGAAAGGGCTGGTCCACCTCGGCGGTCTCGGTGAACCAAGCACTTTACAACGACTATGTCCCGATGATTTACGGCACGGTTTGGCAGTCGCCGACCGTAACATTTGCGCGTAACGACGGCAACCTGACGCGGATGGAGGTACTCCTAGGAATTGGGCAAATCCAGGGCGTCTTGACGGTGCTGGTGAACGACGTAGAACTTCCGCTGGGTGTGAACGGCACCAACATGACAGGCACCGGCTGGTACAACGTTCTGACGTTAGGGACGCGAGATGGCTGCTTAGATCCCAACTTCACAAACGCAAGCGGAGCGCCGGCCGGCGACCCCTATGGCAGCATGGCGTATCTTTCGGTGGTGGTACCGAACCAGTTGAACAATGGGACCTCGCTTCCGAGCGTCGAAGTGTTAGTGCAGGGCTTGAACGTACCGGTCTATGGGGCGGACGGGACTTATATAGGCGACCAGTTCTCAAGCAACCCAGCATGGATTCTGCTGGACGTGTTGCGAAGGAGCGGATGGGCGGCATCGGAGATCGACATCACAAGCTTCGCAGCGGTGGCGGCATATTGCGATGAGGGCATCGCTGCGACCGATATGAACGGGAATCCAATCACCTTGCCACGGTTTCAATGTAATCTGCTTCTACAACACCGGCGAAGCGCGGGAGACGTGGTCCGCGGTATCCGCAACTGCGCACGCATGTACTTAACCTACGGACCCGGCGGGTTGTTGCAAGCCAAAGTCGAGAATACAATCGCACTAGAAAAGCCATCCCCGCAGGCATGGTCGAACAGCAGCGAGTCGCTCAATGGCGGATGGCCGAGTTATGAATTCGGCGACGGGAGCAATTGGTTCTCCGGAATCATGAGGAAACCCAATGGGGCGGCGAGTGTGGTCCTGACATCCCGCAGCATCGCCGATACGCCGAATTGTATGTCGGTGGAGTTTCAAGACGCGCTCAACGGCTACCAGCAAGACAGCTACGAAATGGTTGACCCGGACGATGTGGCCCTCACGGGGCAGACCACGTCCGCAACCTTGATGGCGTTAGGGCTTCCCCAGTACGACCAAGCGTCGCGGATTCTAAAGTTCAATCTCGATAAATCGATCCTCGGGAACACTTATATCGCATTCCAGACCAGCGTCAAAGCCTTCGGAGTCGCGCCCGGAGACTTGATCACCGTGACATATTTCAAGGAAGGCTTTTTGCGCCAACCCTTTCGAGTCCTGAAGATTTCGCCGGCAACCAACTATCGTACTTCGACGATCACGGCGCAGATCCACGACGATGCATGGTATGCAGACACGAATGGACAAGTAACCTCGCCATCCGGGCAGGCGATACAGGACAACTCAGGAGTCGGCCTGCCAAATCCCTTGTTGGGAAGCGTGGTCGACGGCAACGGAAATGTTCAGTTCGGCATAGTTGAGGCGGCCGCTCAAAACAGCGACGGTAGCGTGGAGACGAGCGTCATCGTGAGCTTCATTCCACCGCCAATGGTTGGGAGCGGTGGTCCGGGCATCCCACTTCTCAACCTGTCGCCGACAATCAGCTCCGGCGGATCGCTCCAGAGCAACCAGACACTGTACTACGCAGTTTCCGCGGAAAACAGCGGGGGACAGGAAAGCTCACTGTCGTTCCTGGTCAGAGCAACTATTGCCGCCGACGGTAGCACAGTGACGTTGAGCGGCCTGAGTTTTGCGACAGGGACCACCGCATTCAACGTGTATCGCGGAATTACACCTGCGCAGTTGTTGCGAGTAGCATCTAACCAGCCGATCGCAACCAGTTTCGCAGATACGGGATTGGTCAACGAATTAAATCCCCCACCAGATTCCAATTTCGACCACGCTAATTTCTACTGGCGTTCGGAGTTGCAGCCGGAGGTGGCCGTTACGACGCACTCACCTACGATGGCCGGAAATGCAACCTTGCAGATGGCGATTAACGGTTACCTCGGCATGACTCTGCGAATCACGCGCGGCACAGGCGCCGGGCAGGAACGTAGTATTACGGCCAATGATGCGACGACACTGACGGTTTCGACGTGGGATGTGGAACCGGGCGCGTCTAGTTTCTTCACAATAGCAGAGACTGGCTGGCACTTCGCCGCTGTTTCGCAGAGCAGCCCAGTACAGTTTGGAATTCCAAATCGGGCCGGCGAGGTGGTGCAAATCACGGGTCGGGCAGCAAACGTAAACAACTTCGAATGTCCACCGCAGATTTCGATTGTGACGCGATGGACCATCGGAGGATCAGGGGGAGCTGATACACAGGTGCCGCCGCAACCGTTCTTCGGTTTAGGGCCGGGAATCGGTGGTGGGACGGTGGTATTGAGCGGCGTTTCTTTTACCGATCTGACAAATACGAGTTCGATCTCGTCTGGTACACTTATTCTTTATTACTGGAATGAACTGAATGCCGCGCCGACCACCCTGCTGGCCGGCGATCTAGCGGCCAGCGATCTGACTTTGACTCTGAACGTAGCAGGCCAGGCTCAGGTGGGGAACAAATTACAAATCGATGGCGAGATTCTCGGTGTGTCGGCGATAACTAACAACGGCGCGCAGTACTGCATTGCTCGGGGTGTGGATGGCAGCACGGCGGCAACACATACGGCTGCGACCCCGGTCTGCCTCCTATCAAGCCAGACAACGATTGTGCCATTTCCGGCCGGCTTCTTCGGAAGTCCATACAGCGGGAGTTGGAGCTATCCGATATCGCTGCCGGACGTCCGGGTAGGCAGTGCGGAACTCTTTGTGACTAATTCGATGGGGAATAGTTCTACCACAGGCATCTGCCTGACTCACAATGACGAAAGCGGTTTGCGCACTCTTTCTGGCGGGCAGTATTCGATTCAAGTAGATGGATTCCTCGCTGTCGAACAGTCCGTGGCTCCCGCAATCGTGGTGGAAGCGGCCCACTCGGTACGAGATGTATTCGCCATTTTGGGAAGTGCAGCGGATGCCCAGGTGCAAGTGCAGGTGAACGTTAACGGCGCTCTGTACTGTACCCTGACGTTCGCACCCGGAACAATCGCGTCGAACAGCATATTTGGCAGTACGCTGCGACCGCTCCAGGTGATGGACCAAGTGACTGTTGCGGTACTATCAGTAGGCCAGGTTTACCCCGGAGCGAACCTCACGGTGCTCATTCGACTGTAATGGGAGAGCAACTTAGCAAACTGCGGCCTGACCGGGACCTGCAATGTTACTTTCAGGAGCCGTCGGCAGTGGCGGCGTTGAGCCAGACCAGTTCAAGCGGCTTCTCGGTATCGGGCTGCTGGAGGGATCCGTTCGATTGGGTGGTTGTGGAATGGAATCGCGACAACGTATTCGAACATCCCGCCCTGCGCAACCTACCAGATGGGGACTTGAGTGGAGCCCAGCTCAGCTATCAGGAAGTCCGCACAAATTGCATCGCCATGGACTCAACGCTCTATCCCACCGTGGAATGGCCCTACCTGCGGATCTGGGCCGACAACGGAGGCGTGGAAACCCTGTATGACGTGCCGCTCAACGATTCGGCGTTAGGATACGCCTCGCCAATCGAAGGAACCTTCACCGCCGCTACCGTAACCTTCCAACTGGGCGGGCCGACCACTGGAGGAGATTACATCGAACTGGCTTGGCTGGATCAACATTTCAACTACCTCCTCGCCGGCAGCGACACTCTGGAGAGTGCGTTGACCGCTCTAGCAGGGGCAATCAATCAATTTGGAGACGGCACGGTTACTGCGTCCGCGAGCGGCACGCTGATCACGCTGACGTACGACGCAGGCTCGGGGACAAACGCCAATCGGATCGGCGTCTATGCGACGGTCCACGGTGCGGCCACGGAAGCATGGTCACCGACTTCGGCGATGTTCGGAGGGGGAACTTCACCACAACAATGGCAAGTGAATCTGAATTTCAGCGCGCTCCAGGGTTACATCGACCCGGATCGATCACTTCTTGTTCCCGTTCCGACATCGAGCGTGCGAAAGATGCGCTGGACGTGGGCAGCGGCCTTGCTGCCTGGCAACTTCCAACGGAGTGAGTTTTCGGTTGTGGTGACGAATTGGTCGGTAGTGGGAAATAACCTGCTATACCAAGTCGCAGGCCCAGGAAGCCGGCGGATCGAGGACGACGCCGACCCCGTCGCCTATTTGGGCGGCCAGTGGAGCAACAGCGTTGGCAATTTCTCGGGCGGGTCAATTCACTGGACGGCGACGCCCGAGTGTTCGCTCCAGTGCTCATATACGGCGAGCACGGACCATACGCTGTATCTGGGGACGCGGTACATCAGCACTGGAGCACAGGTTGCGGTCCAAGTGGATGCAAATGCAGCGATTGCCGTGAACCTGGCCCTACCGAACGAGGATGTCCTGATTCGTCTGCCTATAGGTCCATTGAGCGGAAGCATACAACATACCATCACGATCACCCACGAGGGAATAGTCGGGACTTACTTCTACTTCGATTTCCTGGAAATTGTGGTTCCAACAAACGAGTTGCCGGATTTTTCCGTGATTCCAGCGATGACCTTGGCGACCGACTGGGACACGAACCATTCGATCGCACTGGCGCCGGAAAGAACTGCGTGGCTCATTCAGAAGCTGGGATTCTCTGCTAGGGTCAACCACTATGTGGGGGCCCTTTGGTGCTACGAACTTTGCCGGCCTGGCCAGCAATTTGCCTCAGCGACGGTCCTGTTCGCAGGCGAACCGGAGTTTGGCCAGATTACCAGCGTCAGGCTGGGTGGAACCCTGATACAACATGTCAACCTGATCGGCGACACGGCTGAAAGCGTGGCAACATGCTTCGCATTTTTGATCAATGCCGGTTCGAACAGTGTGTGGGCCCAAGCCGACGGCGCGACTGTTACAGTCACGGCGCGCAATCTCGGTACTAGCGGGAATGGCCTCACAATCACCACCAGCACCGACAACTCTCAGACGAACAACGCGCCGTTTACGGCTCAGCCGAGCGTGCCAGCGCTCGCTGGTGGGATCGATGGCACGTGCGCCGATCCCAATGGTAGCTTCTGGCGTACCGATCTCACCGCTGTGCCTCCCATTAACCGCGCCGCGCGCGACTGGAGCCTCGCCTTCTTTACGGCGTTGAAGAATTATGGGATCGATGCTACCGCCTCGTTCAGCATGGAACTGCAAAATGGCGACGATAGTCTGACCACAGGAATCGCACAGAGATATCCGAATGGGGATCCGGTGTGGCTGACTACACCGGCGCTGCAAACAAATTTCGGGCCAGCGAGCACGGCTTTCTGGCAGCAAGTGTACTCTGAAATGGCGAGCGTAATGGGTGAAGCCGGCATCGCGCCGTATTTGCAGTTCGGCGAGGTGCAATGGTGGTATTTCCCAGGCCCCACGGCAACCGCAGTCACGGAGCCCGGCTTGCCGTTCTACGACGCTTATACGACCGAAGCTTTCCAATCTGCTTATGGGCGTCCCATCGCTGTCATCTCGAGCCAAAATACCGACCCCGGACCGTTGGAACAAGAGTGCTTATTCCTGCCAGGACTGATCGGAACGTTCACCAAAGCGATCCGGGATTTCGTGCGATCTTCCTTCCCTACAGCGCAGTTCGAAGTACTCTATCCGACGGATGTAAACGATACGGCGCTCAATCAAATTATCAATTTTCCTCTAGATGATTGGACTCCCGCAAATCTAGCTTGCCTGAAAACGGAGAATTTCACTTATACCGCCGAGCGGAACCTCGATCTGGCAACGCAGTCGATTGAATTACCCGCACTACGCGGCTTTTCCCCGTCGCAAAGCAGTCACCTCGTGGGCATCTCCGACTACACGACTCCCTGGCAGAGAGAAGCGCTGATCGCGTCAGGCGCCAAGTTGGAATCGGTCGTCCTGTTTGCACTAGACCAATTCTGTCTAATCGGGTACGGTCTGCCGCTGCCACGCAGCCCGCGGCGGGCCGGGTTCATGGGGGCGTAGGGCGGGCTTCGCATCGGGCAGATCCTTCTCCAGAGCCAGATAACCGCAGGCCACCACAATCAAAAACATGGTAAGAGGCTCCGAATCCCCAAAGTTCACCTCAGCAAACCCCTCAGCCATCATCGCTATGACCATAGCGATGCCTCCCTGCAACAGGAATCTGCGATCGCCGGGGCCTGCCGGCAAGGATCGCAATCCCCGCCGGAAATCCACAAAGACTTGAATCAACAGCCACAGGAAAACCAACAGGCCGGGAACGCCGCGCTCCGCTCCGTATTGCAGGTAGACGTTATGCAGATGCTGATAGAATCCGGGCGGTCGCGA